ATAACGTGCCGAGTATTTGCGTTCGGCAGGGAATTAGAATTACTAAACTTTAAATATAGAACAAATGACCAACGAAGAAATAAAAGCTCAACAAACGCACATCAGCCCTGCTGACGCAAATACTGTGTTACCAGCAGTGCGGTTATCAATGGAAGAAATTTTGAAAGATGCAGTAAGAAGGCGAGCAACTTATCAAGTCCAATTTTCGGATTATGATTTAGATACTTGGACTGCACCTTGTCAGCTTACAGAAAACAGAATGGAAAAGTTGCTTGACGATGGCTCAATTCGTAAAGTCCGTTTGGAACTCGAAATGTAGCATTGCCACTAACGTTAAGGCGCTTGTTTAGTGCCGACTTATTAATCACTAAACTTAATTAAATGAACGGAATAGAAAAACATAAAGAAAAAAAGGGGAGGGCAAATATTAATTTTTATAACTGCGACAATGTAGAATTTATGAAAACAAAACCCGATAAATACTATAAATTAGCAATAGTAGACCCACCGTATGGACTTGGAAATAGGCTTGTTGATGGTGCTGGTAAAGACGTAATGAAGAAATATAAAAAGCAATATAAAGACAAACAATGGGATAATGTGCCGACAAAAGAATACTGGGATGAACTTTTTAGGGTAAGTGAAAACCAAATTGTATGGGGCGGAAATTACTTTGATTTGCCACCAACAAGAGGGATATTGTGCTGGGATAAAAAACAATATATGCCAACATTTAGCAGATGGGAATATGCTTGGACTTCATTTGATAAAGTGGCTAAAATGTTTGAACATTTTGGAAACAATAATGACAGATTTCATTTGACTGAAAAGCCTTATGAATTGTATAAATACATTTTAGAACACTATGCAAAAGAAGGTTGGAATATACTTGATACACACGGGGGGTCTCATAGTATTGCAAAAGCGTGTTGGGATTATAAATATGACCTTGATATTTGCGAAATAGATGAAGAATATCACAAAAAAGGATGGGAACGATTTGAGGCACACACAAGGCAAACCAAATTGTTTTGAAAAAACAAAAGTGCGGTGGCTTTTTCTTTTTGTTTTTCCTTCTCGGAACTTCAATTGAAAACGGTCAGCAAGGCATTTCATATAATGGTAGGCGCAACAAAATATGTAAAACACAGACTATGAAAGGATTTGAGTACCAAGGAAAGAAGTACCTGTGGCACAAGAAAGAGCTGTATAGACTGCCATTTGAACGCAATCTAAGGTTCTACCAATTGAAGAAAGTAGCGAAGTGGAGTGATCGAGGCTACATCCTTGGTAGTTCCCGCAAATCATTTGGGCAATTGAAAATAATGACAGTAGATGTGTCATGGACACTTCCAGTTGAACAACACTTTGACACACCATTCTAGGAACAAAAAAAGGGGTCGAATAATCTACCCCTTTTCCCTTTAACCTAAATCAAAAAATACTGAAAAACTTTTGCTAAAGTAGCATTTTTTCCAAGTATCTCCAAATATTATATACTATAAAACAACTTAGCAAGCCAAGTATGTAACCTAACAAGAACTTCCACGACGATTTGCTTTTTGATTTTCTGTCATTATCAGATTGATTGCGTGCAGTTTTACCATCTTGTTTTGTTTTTTTAATCACCTCTTTGCGTTTGTTATCGGATTCTACACGCTTGGTTTTCTCCTGTTCTTTAACAGTCTTGTATCTGTACTTCGTTTCCCACTTCGTAACGACATGAATTGAATCTTTAATAATGTACTTCCATTTGTCAATCAATATGGTGTCACCGTTGAGGAAAAGAGTATCAGTAACAAGTACAGAATCTTGTTTGCAATTCACCACCCCACCTTTGTCCAAAAACTTCTGGAAGTGTTTCTCCGCTGTCATGCACCCGAATAATGATCCAATTACAACGAACATTAGTATTAGTTCCTTTTTCATTTCACTAATTTTTTGTATAGTTCATTTGGCGTAAGGTCGTCGCATTTTAAACCGAAAACAATGCTAACGGCTTCCGAGCAATACACACGCTTGTTGTTGGTTTTCATTTTCAAATCAACTTTAAAAAGGCGTTCAATCATTCTCACAAAGCCAAACTTAATTAAGCCCAAAAAGTCGTATTTTCGCCCGAGTAATTCACGTTCACGTTCTAGGAATTTAGCTATGTGTATTCTTGACTCCTTAATGTTCACAACGTCGAAGCGATAATCATACTTGTAAATCCATTCTTTGAATTTGATTTTGTGGAACCCGCCTTTTTGAGCTTCGAATACCCATAATTCACCGTTGATTCTACGCACATACGCTACGTGCGAATATTCACCTCCATCAATTTCGCGGATAGCTTCCGAAAGTATCGTATTTCGGAAACAAAAAAGCATTGCCCAATCACGCATCTTCAACTGTTTTTTGACCGTTGTAACCAGCAACCAAAATAGAACCTATTGCACACACTATAAGGAGTGCATCGAACCATTTTGGTACATTTACTTGGTATTGATTTAATACTACTTCTATGGCTACCAATTTAACCGATATGGCTGTGAAGATTCGCCCCACGATTTTGTTAATCCGTGGGGTTTGCTTCTTGAATTTTTCAATTAGTTTTTTCATGCGTATTTGATTCTGATTTTTTCAGGCAAAATAGCGACTAGTTGTTGTTTTTTTTTCAAAACATTCTCAACCATTTTCGAACGATAGCACTCATATAGATGTGATTCCAGCATTGTAACCCTTGCATTCGTCACAAGTAGCCATACAGCAAGCACACCCGTTGCACCGTGCTTCTTAATTACTTCTATGAGGTTATCAATCTTCATAATCGAATGGCTCTAAATCGGTTGCTTTTAACCCCCAATAGTCGCTGGAATTGTAGTCAATTTGTGCAATCATTTGGGCTTGTAATTGTGCGTTCATATCATTTGGCGTAACAGCACCGAATAACGATAACCATGTCGACAACTTATACACCGCTTGAATGGGGTCTTGGCAAGGCTTCAATTTTTCGTCCACCATTTCGTTAACCGAAATAAGATAGGCATACAACCCTTGCTGACCTTTGAATGATGCAAATTCATCACGTTGTTCTGCTACTTTATCGAAGTACAATACCTTACTCGCTCCCGTTCGAGCATCCACCACAACTGGTGCTTTTGTCTTAACTAATTTTCTCATTTTTTATACTATTTTTAGTATTCCTGAATCATTCCAAATTTGCCCTGTAGCCAACCCAGAAGCCGATGTTGGTAAGTTGTCTAATTGTATTATTCCGTCGGTATGAAGTGCTAAAATACCAATACCTTGCTCTGCTTTTATCGCTGTTGCCGAACTACTGTTATTCACAGCTCTAACGCCGTAGGTAATACCGCCGAAAAAACCTCCATAATCACCACTTGATTGAATGCCGTACTTTGTTCCTGATACAATTATCCCATTAATATCACCTAAGACGGATATTCCATTGCCTCCTGAACCGTAGTTGTAAAACTCAGCACCATTCCCCATTGGTATAATTGTTTGATGAATCAATAACCCGTTGCCAAACCACCGTGAGTAAAGGCTAGCTCCATTTCCCACCCCCATTAGCAAATCACTCGACGTTGTGCCGTAGCCTCTAAATGTAAATGATGCTTCGCCAACGTTTGGAGGGACACCAGCAGTAGCGTTAAATTGCTTTACTTTCAACCAACCAAATGTATTGTTGTTAAAATCTAGCGTTCGATTTCCCGACAACATAAGGTCAGTGTTGCCTATGTTTGCCCCAATGCTATTGGCGTTAACAGTACCATTAACCCACACTCCCGATTGGTCTTGAATGGCTGGTATTCGCTCGGAGCCGTTTAACGAGCCAAACAAACTTAATTCACTTATTTTCTTTTCTCCTACCATTTTTTTTACATAAAATAAATTGATTCGTTGTAGCCTGTGTCTGTTGACTTAATTGGCTTCATGTCGCTATCGTTTTGAGAATCGGTGAATTGTGGAAATAGCGAATAATTCGCTTGCAACCACTTAATTAAACGCTCCTCATAAAACTCTGCTTTCTTTGCCATGCGCCCCTCAATGTAGTTAGCTTCTGCAAGTGTTGTAGGGCTGGAATAGTCGCCAGATTGTTGCTGTATCCCTTTGTTTTTAAGCTCGAAACTAATTCCTAAAATACAATCCTCAACCGCACGCCAGCCGATAGCATATTGAATTTTTTTAACCAAAGTCGTTTCGTCAGGCGTAAGCGTTTGGGCGTTGTACTTACCAAGTAAGTAGTTATAAAAATATGTACCAAGAATCGGTTGTATCCTCATATCTGCCTGACTTTCAACGTATGGCAACACCTTAACCATGTCAATGTTTGCCGTTAACGGAATTTTTGTTTTTAGCCAATTTTCAGTCACAAAATAAATCATATTCCTTTCTTTAATCCAACTAATGCTCTTACCTCATCTTCACTCATTGCGTCTAACACCTTACTTGCTACTAAAGGGTTCATTGAGTTGAGCGATTTTATCATCTCGTTATTGCTTCCCTCAACGATTGCTTCGTTGATTATTTGGTATTCATTAATCACAATCTTACCTTTTACCCTAGCGATGTTTAGAAGTGTGTTAATTACATTCTCAACCTCACGACGTAGTGGCATGACGACGTTTTTTTCGTAAATGGTGTAAGCTTGCTTAATGTCGCTTCCGCTCCCTAGCTTGCCACTTACACGAATACCCATTAGTATTGGGTCAATGGTGTGAGCTTGACAAATCTTTGAATCAATGCTTTCGGTTGTGTTTTGAAAGGCGTTGTCTAGTTGCGACACTGGTATCGTGTCAATCTTAGGCATAGATTCAGCACCTCGCCCAACAAAGGTGATAATTTTCCCTCCATTTCTCGCCCCCCGACCACTCTCAATCGTCTGTTTCATCTTGTTTTTTTCTTCTTCAGACTTGAACGGTTGCGGGAAACTCATAACAAAGCTAGGGAAAATACCATTAACAATATACTCTTTTTGAAGCACACTCATCTCACCGTCTAAGAACGCCCAATTAAGAGCAGTTGTATAGTTTGGAAGCGGGTAAATGTCTTGTCCTGCGCCATTGTTTTCATAACAAAATAAGAGTTTTTTGGTTGACTTCAAATTGTCACGTGAATAAGGTTTTACCGTTCGTGTAGTAAGTCCCCTTGACCAGTCATCATTGATGTAGTATAGCGATTTATCCTCATTTGTGCGGACTTTTTCAGCTCCAATATACTCTACACGAAGCAACGATTTGTCATCAGAGAAATGCAAAATGAAGTAGCAACGAGCGTGGATAATCAAGTCGAGTAGCATTCTATCTAAGTTATCATCTAGGCGCATTATACCACGCATAGCACGCAAGTTAACGTCTTCACTCGTAGTGGCTGTGATATCCTTGACTAACTCAAAGCCACCACCTAACACGCTATTCGTTTTAAAGTTGCAAATAGCATTATGCAGTGGCGAAGTATAGAACATTTGAACCAAAAGTTGCGGGTAAAGGTTATCTTGCCCAAACAGAACCATTTGATTTTTCGTTAGGTTGCTTGCCACGTATGGAAGTGACAAATTTCCATTTCCAATTTGCCCAAATGGTGTGGAAAAAGTCATAGTCTTTTCCTCCGTTATTTGCTGTTTTTTAAAGGTAAATATTGCCATCGATATTGCCTGTTTCTGTGATTTTTAAAATACCGTTTGCCAGCTCGTTAAGACCTGTTTCATCTGTTGGTGGTGGTAGCGTGTTGTCGTATTCATAAATGTAGTACGAGTATGCACCACTAGGGTAGCTAAACGCGTGCGTAAACGTTGTAAAGCGTAGTGTTTCAGATACTTGTGTAGGGATAAAGTATACAGCCGACGTGTCGTTAAATCTGTGTGAAATCTTGAAGAAATACCCACGATTTTCAATTGTTGCCACGTCCATAAGTGGCACGGCAAACGTCGATAATACAGCTCTATCTACAACTATCATACCCTATAATGTTATAAAACAAAAAAAAGGCACTAAAAAAGTGCCTTAATCGAACAAAATAAACCAATTTACGGTGTCAAAAGTCCTGCGATAATAGTCGGGTCAACCTCGTAAGCCTTGTGCAATGATTCAGACGTGAACGAAATCTCGTAGTTCGAGCCGTCAGCTTTTGCCGTGCCAGATCCACCTGTGTCTGTTGCTAGTTGAGCATTCTCAAAATACCAAAAATTACCGTTTGCATCACCTACTACAATTGCTAACTCCCGTTGCCCCTCACCAGCGATGTTGATTGCTTTAGATTTCGATGCTTCACGCAAAAATAGTTTCAACATCACTGTTTGCTTGTAAAATGTTGACCCATTTTCTGGGCTAATCTGTCCGTCTTCTGTGTAGTTTCCGACGTTTCTAGCAAATTGAAATTCAACAAACGGAGCCGATTTGGTTATCGCCGTTACTTCCCAATTAGCCGTGTCAACAGTCGTGCCAGTGATGTTCGTTTGGTCGTTTAGATAAACGCTTACAATACCTCCGATGTTATTTGTACACCCCTTGGTAATGCTAGCTAATGTTGTGCATGCCATATTATTTGATTTTTAAAATATTTATAAAAAAAGGTGGTGTTTTTTCCACCACCTCAAACTAATTATATAGTGCTAGTTACGGGATTCTGTAAATAACAATCTCGTTACCATTAACATGGAAGTAACCCTCTTTCTGATTTGCGCGAGTACGGATGTAAGGCTCTGCCGTAGTATCAGCAAGGTTTATTGCTTTCAACTCCTGCACATCGCTCATGCCGTCAAACGCATAAATCAAATTGTAGTTAGTTGTAAACACAGCAGTGTCGTTTGGCAACCCCGCATCCTCAACCATTTTAACACCTAAGAAACTTAAACCTAAGTCTTGAGTGATGTAATTGGTGTTATTTTGAGATGCCGTAGCAATGCGATAGTTAGCAGCGATATTTGGCGAAACAAACATTCGAAGTACGTTTACTTCAGAACGCACCTTTGATGGCAACGCTTGGTAAACTTTTGTTAACTCAGCTACAACGTTAGCAGTAGTTGAAGCTACTCCAGCTATCTTTATAACCGAAGCATCAGCATTTAACTTCTTCAAGTGACCGTCAACTAAATGTAAGTTTGCATCAACTGACAAGATGTCGCCTTGCCAACGTCTGTAATTTCTTTCCTCTAACGCTTTCATTGCCAACTCTTTCCAGTAGTAAGCCATGAAAGATGGCACAGAAAAATCGCCATTTGACCCTTGCGCCATTTGAATTGACAAGAACGATTGCTCGATATCGAATTGACAAATTTGCGACATAACCGAAGTTGCTGTAACGTCGATGTCAATTGCATCAAGTGTTTCCGTTGGTGCTGTAAAATTACAAGTTGAAGCCTTTGTTACTTGACCAAATGTAACGTTGGCTAATTTTGTCGCCGCCTTGATTCCTGGAAGCGTACGGAAATTGTCCACTATTTGCTCATTGATGTATGATCGTGAGTAAAACTCCTGTGGATTCGGGCATAGCAACGCATTTGTTTGCACTGCTAAATTAAATTGTAATTCTCTCATTTTACTTTTTTATTTTTTGTTGGTTTAACTTAATTAATCGCTCAATTGCAGACAATTGAACTTGTTGCTCTTCTTCTTCTTCTTGCACTGCTTCGGTTTTCTCTGCTTCGATTTGTGCTTTTATTTCAGCGAGTACATTAAGCACCTCGCCCACTTTAGCATCAATCATCTGAGATACTTTCTCTTCTGTTAACACATCTGCTGGTGCTGGTGTTTCTGCTGGTGCTGGTGTTTCTACTTCTTCTGCAAGCTCCACTTTCTCTTTGACTTCATCAGCTGGCACTTCTTCAGTATCTTCTACAACTTCCGTTTTTTCCTCTACCTCCTCAAAGCGCACGAGTTTTCCGTCTTTGAAAATGAACTTTTCGCCCTCTTTCATTTCACTCATATTTACTTGATTTTTAAATGTTTGCTCTTTTAAATTGAACTTTCCACCTATGGAAAAGCCTACACGCCCGTTGGCTACAATTTCTTTGTAGTCATCTTCATTTTCTACCTGTGCTGTAAGCATTATAGTCCCTTTTTGAACACCGAAATTATATAGTGTATTTGCCTTATCCGTTGCTTCATCTTCAACTATCCACGCTTCAAGGATATATGCATCAACTTTATCGCTCTTGTTATGCTCAAAATTGAACAAATTACCCTCACGGCTTCGCTTCATTAAGTCTTTGAATATCAACTCTATCTGCTCGTCTGTGAACTTCACGTAAAACTCCTCACCGTCTTGGTTGCGATAGATTTCCATTGGCATCATGGCAGGTGCTGTAACTCTCATTTTAACGTCATCAGAGAAGAATAGACGTTTGTGCGAATTAAACGCCAACCCCTTTACCTTGATTGCTGGGTTAGACGTAAACGCCACCTCATCAATACCTAAGGCATCTTCTGTAATTATCTCATATATAGGCAAGTTCATAACACATAATGTTTTTTTCATTTCCGATGTACCTTTTTTTTTTGTACTTTTGTAAAAATCAAATATTTATGGTAGAAATAAAAGGACAACTTTATCCTACAAGGGTTGAGGAAATGACCCTAAAGGAGTGGTCAAATGTTAGTGGAATCATTCAAAATGGCAACATTTCAGGCATTGAGAAATTAGAAGCATTGCTAACAGCAATAGGAGTGCCACAAAAGGACATAGACGATTTGCCTATTGATTTTTCAGACAAATTAGCCGAAGCAATGAAGCCTTCTAATGAGGAATTTGAACTAGTCGACCATATAGGGAATTATAGTCTTAATTTAGACCGTGAGTTGACCGTGAAGCTGGCTAAATTCATAAGCAAAGTAAATGAGCAAGGCTTGGGAATTGCTGGTCTTGTATCGGTCTTTTACGAAGACGAAAGGGTGACTACAACTGAGCATTATGACCTTTCGCACGTGAAGCATAAGGCAAGGATATTTGACCACATGAGTGCGAAAGACTTCGTTGTGTCAGTTGCAAAAATAACTGAATTTCTGGCTGTAAAGACAAAGGAAACTCTTGATGAAAGTAAGTGATTATCTTGAGGTCTTGGCACTACAACGCCAGCACTTTGATAATGAACTAGACCGCACGCTAAGTATCGTTAGCGTGTGGTTAAATGAAGACGTTGAGCAAGTTTCTGAAAGGTCGTTAACGGAAGTTAACAAGCTACTACATGAGTGCTATAATGAGTTGCAATCGTCGTCAACTTCAAACGCAATACCTTTTACACAGCTTACCCTTGGCGACTTCATAGATCTTGAAACTTACGCCACTGACTACAAACTACATCACTACGCATTTGCAATCCTACACAAGAAAAACAAGCTAAACGAGTGGGGCGAAAAGATTTATGAGCCAACGCCTACCAACATTGAAGCACGAGCAACGTCACTTCTTGACCATGAAGCAAGTAACTATATAGCTAGTTTAAATGCTTACATTGAGTTCAGAAATAAATTGCTCAACGACTATGAAGATTTATTTTCCAAGCATGACGAAAACGTCGATGTAACAGGATTAACGCCCGACGAGGTGAAAGAATTGCAAGATGAAATTGAGAAACAAAAACAACGTGCGGTGTACTCATGGGAAGCGTTTTTGTATTGGCTCGCAGACAATAAAATCGCCAATATTGACGACGTGCTAAACTTCCCTATTGTTTACGCTTTCAACCTAGCAAGTATGAAAAAAATACTAAATAGTTAGGTTGTAAGTTGGTGAAGTTGGAAGCCCAGCGTAAGGGTCTTCGATCCAATTGAAGTCTATTGTAACCTTTGGATTTGATAAGATTTTCGCCACGTCAAGAAGCGGGTATTCTTTAATTTGCCACTGAATAAAGTCAGCTATTATTTCGTTTAAAACCGCCCTAGTATCGGGTCTATCAAGCCAATATTGCGTGATGAAGTGCGGTTCGATACCTCTTACAGTACCAGCATCAAGAAACAAATAATAGTACATCGCATTAATGGTAATATTTAATTCATTGAGCCTGTCTGATTTGACTGCTGATATACGAATCGAATCATACAACGTGCCGTAATCTATCAAACCTTGCTTCTGAATTTCAGCTTGCAATGACCTAGCAAGCCTATTTCTTAACGCATACTTTACTTTATATTTCGCCATATTGACAAGTTTGGTTGACCACTATATCAAACGAAGCTACCCACCCTCCTACGTAGTCAAGGTCAAAGTTGTTGAGCGGAGTTTTCACAACATTTTCGGAAATATATCCATTCTCAAACAAGTAATTAAACACGTCGTTAATGAGCATTTCCATTTCTGAAATAACGTCGATAATATTGCTCCTATCATTCTCTATCGCATCAACACAATACACATCAAACGTAAACACTTTCACATTTTGAAGCGAATTTGACGAAGAAAAGCCAAAGAAAACATAAGGATAAACCTCACTTGCCGTGGCTATGTTTGGCATTTGCTCACGAAACTCCATATTGTAACGTGGCTTCAATGGGTGCGTGGTGAAGAATTGTTTTAACTCGTTGTCTAGTGCCTTAATTGTCGTCATAACGTGCTATTATTTTCGTACTTATTTACTTTCTTTTGTGTCGAAGTAACCTCACTTTCAGACACATAAGCCTTTATTACACCACCTGAAAAGTCGTTTTGACTGTTCAAGTTGTTTTGGTTGTTGCCTTGCCCTTGGAACATGAAAGTCGGTGCTTGCTGTTGTGGAGTTGAAGCCGTGGCACTTGCTACCGAAGTGCTTGGAGAACCGCCACCACTTGCGCCACCGTCGTTGAATTGCGTTTGTTTGATTTTAGCAATGTTTGCCAAACCAGCCGCTACAACTATTGCGGCGTAAACAGCACCTAAAATTGGATTTCCAGCCGAGGCAAACGCCGATACCGCCCCCTTGTAAGTGTCTATAGTTGCTGTTGCGATATTTATCGCTTTTTGTATCTTAAACGCTTTTTTTGCCCGCTCCTTGTCCTTGCCCGCCCACGCTTCGGCAATGTTGCCAATTGCTCCAAGTCCTGCTTTTGTTATTTCTAAATTTTTATTAATTTGGTCTTGCTTGCGTGCCTTTTCCTCATCTTCATACTTCTTCTTTATCGCTTGTATTTCAGCCCCTTGCGCTTCTTCAAGCACCGATACATCTTCGCCATATTGACGAGCCATTTCAATCAAAGTAAAATATTTCTCACGCACAGCATTTACCTCTTGTTCCTCTTTGCTTAGCTTACTTTCTAAGTAAGTGTTTTCAAGCGTTTCAAGATTAGTCAGGAATTCGTTTTTTTTCTCAATTTCCAAGCGGTTCACCTCATCTTGTAAGGCTTGTTTTTTCTGCTGTTCGGCTTCAAATTTTGCTTGCTCGATTTTCTCAATCTCTGTCTTCTCAGCTTCGGCAAGAAGTTGCAATACTTTGACCCTTTCACTAGCAAGGTACTTCTCATTAGCCTTTACATCTTCTGCTAAACGCTTGTATTTTTCAGCTATTTGCGCACGTTCTTTAGCCTCTCCCTCTGCCATACCCTCAATGACGAGGTCTTGAATTTCACGCTCAATTGCTTTGCGGTCTTCTTTATATTTCTTGTAAGCATCGGCACGCTCTTTTGCTTCTGATTTCGCCGTTTCGATAGCCTTATTTTTTGAAGCTTCCTCCGCCTTTTCCTTTTCTATCCTATCTTTCTTGCGAATGTAAGCTATTTCATTAGTACTGCTCTGAATAGTAGCACGTTGCTCTTTGAGTTGGTCTTTTAATTTTTTGATTTCTTCTTCATCATAGTCGCCACTTAACACCATTGCCTTATATCGAGCTTGCAACGCCTTGACCCTTTCCCTTGCCGTTGCACGGATAAGTTCCTGCTTCTTAATTTCCATATCAACGGTATTTTTTCCGTCTAGTTGCTCCATGCGAATAGCTTGGTCAATTGCCTTGATACGCTTGTTGCTAGCCTGCTCGTAGGCATCCGCTCGTTTCTCCTGTGCCTTGGCTGATTTTTCCGCAGATTCTTGTTCAGCGAAATTGGTTAAGCCTAACCAATCTAAGAAGTCTTTTATTTGGTCAATGACCCAACCTATCGCATCGCCAATAGTTCTAAACACGTCGCCAATAGCGTTTAGTATTGGTTTTAAAATACCTAGTTTGTTCAAGAGTGCACCCAACGCCACGACGATAGCAGTAACCGCTCCAGCAATCAAGAAGATAGGGTTAGTAAGCAAGCCAACACCAAGCGAAACAAACGCTTTACCAAGGTTGCCAACCACCGACATTAGACCCTTTATCTGGGTGCCAAACTCCGCTGGATTAATTGAACGAATACGATTTGCAAACAACGACGCACTTTCGCCCGCTCCCTCGAAGTCCATTGACATAAGCTGGGTGCGCATTAGCCCCATTGCGTTGCTAGCTTGCTCGAATTTCGAACCGCTTGCAAAAACATTAGCCTTTTCGTTCGCATCCTTTAGTTTGTCGCTTAATTCTCCGATATTTTCAGATAAACGCTCTACTTCTTTTGGGTCAGTCGCATTAATCAACTCGCCCTTAAGTTGTTTGATTTGTGTTCTTAATTCTCTTACTCCACCGAGCGTTATTGGTATTTCGATACTTCCACTTGTTGCCATATCTTATAATGTTATTTACTCGAAAAAGTGAGCGTTAAAAAGAAAGGAATATCCGTTGGAAGCGCATCATCTGACAACACACCACTAGCATAAGTATACATGTCAAGGTTGTTACCGCTTATTGCACATCTTACGTAGTTGTCAATTGTCAAGTTGCCACTGTTGTTAACTTCGGTAAGAAGCGAAGTAAGTACGTCGGTTGTTGCCCCCTCTAAAGCTAGGTAAAGACCGTTTTCCGTTGTAATTCCAAAGCCTAATTCAGTGATTAAATACGTTGGAAATAAGTTAGTTACAAGATTCTCAAACCTGTAATGACCTGCGGAAATTCGTGTTGGTGAAAAGGAAATGTTTATGTTATTTTCAACCTCTTTAACCTTTGGTTCAGCCGTGCCACTTTGTGTTAGCATCATTTTCAGTACGCCATAATTAGGCAGGTCTAAACCGTTCAACTTATCAGCCACCACATTTGTTGTAACTATTTCATTGTTGCTTACTACTTGGCTAATACCTGCACCAACAAAGCCACCGAGGTTAACGTTATTGAGGTTGTAGAACATTTGGTTAAGAACATTACGTGGCTTCGTGCTGTCAAAATTTCCTGCTGGTAATGAAGCGTTAACTTTGAATGGTGGCAATTTCACACCGTCGTCAGCCGAGAATAGCTCTACCTTAGTCAAGGTATTTTCATTGCCGTTGTAGTCGATGATTCGATTCACGTGCCACCACGCATTATCGCACCAAATTTTATCTGATAACTCAAACGTTGCGATGTCACTTTCTGTCAAATGGAAGTGTGCAGTCAGCAATTTACCGCTGTTCAATTGTGCCATTGTCCTACGCCAAAAAAGGTTGTAAGCGTTGTTAGCCGTTACTTGACCTGTGAACGGCTGTAAATAGTAGTCGCATTGTGCGAAATTTATATCGAATATCGGGCTTTCAACATTTAAGAAGTGCGATGCTTGAGCGTAAGTTGATGAGCTTACGTTGTTGCCTTGGTAGTTTTGAAGAAGTATAGGCGTGGTTAACGATTTAACACCATTGTCGATGAGTAATCGTAAATTATACTTGCCACTACCTAAAATGAAAGGCACAATACCACCATAAGAAGTCTTAACGCTAGGCGTTGGTGAAAATAGTATTTCTTTCCTGTCCTCGCCCTTAACATACTCATTGTCAAGGGTGTACTCAACTTGCCCGAAAGTTTCGCCAGTGTAAGCCTTGTAAGCCTTGTTCACCTCGTCGTTGTCGTCTTTGTAGGAAAGAACGACTTTCTTTGCCGTAACATCAGGAATAAACTCTACAACCTTGCCTTTGTCTAGTGCTATCTTTTCGCTCCAGTCTTTTGCCGTGCCTCCGTCGTAGTACTCATCACGGTGGATAATGTTGATTTTATCATCATCGGTATTGTCAGGGATTAAAAGCCAATTAAACAGGGTACACAAGCCTTTAAGAAAGTCACTTTGCTTGATGTTTTTTGGTATCAAACTATTCATATCACGGTTGCCAAAAACTCCAGTTATGTTGGCACTTGGCGTAACTGTCACCGTGCTATCAAATGACAAGATATGTTGAACGTTTGCGATAGCGTTTATTGTGTTAACCCACACTAATTGCGAACTGTTCGATGAGTTTGTGTTTCCAAAACCTGGCATTATTGTACACGTAAGCACATCGCCAACGTTTAAGTTTGTCACAACGATAGATTGGTTAATCGAATCGTTTAGAAGTGTAAGCGTTTGGTAAGGCGTTAGTGTCGAGTAGCTTATCGAGTTTAAAATCAATTGGCTCGCCACCTGTGTGCCATTCTTGTAGATGATGATTGAAAGCCACATTCGAGCCGTGTCAACAATGTATGGCGAGCCGTTAAACATGTACTTAATACTAAGGTTTGCGTTGTTTGGATTAACCAGCTGAAACAACCTTGCAATTTGAAAGTTAAACGTAACGCTTTCGGACGAAGCGACATAGAACGGCGAAGTCCACCCACCTGTTGTGGGGTCAAATATGTTAGCTGGGTCGATATTCTCCGTTACCGAAGTGTAAGGGAAATTGTTGCCATAAGGGATCCATTTTGGATTTGACGTGGTAACATTTGATGCGTGCGACTTGGTAAACTGCACTTTATACGCATCGACATTGATGTTGGCATCAGTTATGCTCATTGGCACAACGATTTTGTCAAAGTTGAACTTAGCCGAATTTACCACGTTGTAACTCTTACCTGCTTTCGCAAATATCCTATCCATGTAAGTTTTAACGTAAACACTCGGTATCATCTCCCTAATTGGAATAATGTTAGTCGGCGTGTAAAATGGAAAATACTTATACCCATTTGCCGACGTGTTGCCAAACGTTGCTAGCACATTGGTAGCGTTTAAAACATGGTTGTATTGCGAAAGGTCAATATCGCTTATCATGCTGTTTGCAATACTCGTGAAGAAGTCTGCAACACTGTCCTTTACATTAGCCGTGAATGTGAAGCTATCCACCACCGTTGTTGATGTTGAGTTTTTTTCAATACCTGTTATCTGTAGTAGCATGTTTTCAGCGATAACGATACCATTTTGAATTATAGCACACTTCGTTAGCTTATTAGTATTGAACGTCATCTGTTCAACGTTCACGTCGTATAACGAGCCTAACAGGTCGATATTATTTTGGTTGCCCACTAGAATAATGGTCTTTGAGAAGCCACCCTTTCGTGCGGAAATATCCTTAATATCTTGTGCGGAGAAGTTGAGCGGGAAATTAACATCTCCAGCAACATCTAAGTAACCACCTTCTATCTGTATCTTAACCATTTACCGCTGAATTATTAGAGAATGAAACAGTAACGCTGTATTGCCACACCCTACCATGAACGCTACTCTTAACCTCTGCTGTTTTGGTTTCGCAAATTACAGGAATAAACTCGCCATTTCTGAACAGCATCTTACGTGGGCTTTCAATCATTTCAAAGAAGTTGTTCTGCTCCGCTTCGGTCATAAACATTGTGTTTAGCTCAAGCGTGCTAGTCTTCTTGTTGTTGATGTTTATCGTACCATACTCGGTTTCTTTTGGCTTCCACGTACCCCCCGAAACAAGCCCTTTCCGTTCAGAATTGTACACCTCATTTGTGACGTTCGTTCTAAGTGTTGAGCGTAACACCATAGGGATTGACAAAATCGAACCATACTTATCGACATATAGGATTGAATTGTCCTCAATACCACAGTCAGCAAGGTTAAACGTTATCCATTCACTGCGTTGGTTAGCACCTTCGAAAATCGCCACCCTGTACCATGTTGTATCGGGTTTAATCAGAGGAAGTACCCCACTTACAACTGATAGTGTTGGCGTGTTGTAAGTGCCTACGTTGATGCTTGTAACGATTGTCCCTAGCACGCTAGTTGAAAGTACATCACCATTACTGTTCTCAAAGCGCACGTCACGACTTGTACCATTTAAGTTCAAGTAAGCGTTAAGTATTATAGGTGTTTTCCTAGTAATGTAATGTTCCTTTCTTTTAACCAGCAACTCACCAATTGAGGTAAGTGAGAACCTATTTGCCGTATAGTTTACTTCTTCTTGCGTGTCGAAAGTGCCGTTAAATGCGACTTTACTGAGAATGTTTGTAATGTTTAGTGTCGTTGTCTTGCGGTTGTCTGCATAAGAAATTACGCCGTCAATTGTAGCATTTGTAATGCTCGACCAAGCAACGTTTACTTCAAGCCATGTAGCCGACCTTGCTGTTATGATTTGATACCCCTGCAAGAGTGGGTTAGCGACGCCACTGTCAACTTGATTAATAAATATTTGGTCGCCAACCGCAAACGTGTTGCCTACGTTTATCCTAACCTTACCACCGCTATTCGTTAAATTCGATGTATAGCTAGTTGTAGTAATTCTACTTTCACCGACTTTCACGTCATAGCGCAAGTAACTCAATGTTGCATCAAAGTAGCTCGTTGCCAATGAATTCTCAATCTCACTTGGCAACCGCGAAGAAAGTAGCTTTGAAAGGTCTATCTCCCCATAGCCATCAACAGGTCTAGGCTTAACGAAGTATCTACCAATGAGCGTCGAAGTACCTGCCAGGTAAACGTCAAATATATATTTAAACGCTAAAGTGTTTTTATTCGTCGAATCAATGATGTATTTCGACGTATTGAAAGCTGGATGAAGTGTGTACGGTTGTGCTATTATTGTCTGTGCCATGTACTATAATGTTAAAGAATTGAATTTACGCCCACTGTTATCAAAGATTTTATTTCCATTCCGGCATAGCGAATAGCATCCATTGCATCGTCATTCATCTTAACGACGCCCTCTGTAACAACACCGTTGATTTTCTTACGCTTGTACTTCTTGTTTTCTTCAATAATGTTTATTGCTGATGCTGATACAGTAACGTTACATTCGTTGATGAACGATAAACCATCGTCAACTGACTTGTTTGCCTTTAATGCGTAATATCCAGCATTTATAAGGTCTTGAATCATTTCAGGGCGAGAATAATCACACATTATTTCAACATCTTTTTCAATTTCAAGTCGCTCCATTTCTGCAAGTAAACCCCCTGAGGTTAAATTGCTCTTGTAGATTAATTCTTCGACAAACAAATCATGCTCGCAATACCACACCTTGACAAGTGCAGTGGGGTGTTCAAATCCGAAATCCAAGCCATACACAAAGTGCTTGAAGCGGTCGGGCTTTTCGTCCGCTTGTTGCCAAACTGGATAAACATTCTCAAGAAGTTGACCTATTTCGCCAAGTCCATAAACCTGCCACCAGTTCCACCAGTAGCCTCGTTGCCCTCGCTTATCCTCATCAAGTGCCTTGGCTTCACGTCGCATTAAATCTTCCTTGATCGCTGGTGGTATCGCCTCATTTTCCTTGTAAGTAAATTTCATGAAGTCAACGTCCTCACGACCTACAAATTCTGTGTGCGCCCAAAACTCTGAGTCGGCATTAAAATCGAGCCATATCTCGCCTGTTGTTCGAACGATTAACGCATCGGCAATCTCGTATTCGATATGGTTAGCTTCATTAAGGAATAGTATCTGATGCTTGCCACTTGCCTTAGCCTTACCCTCTGTGTCGAACGACTTGAACTGTATCGTTGAGCCATTTCTGAATCGATACTTTAAGAATGTACCGTTCCATTGCTCCTGAACGAATCTGCCCTCCTTTATCATGAAGTCCATGAAGATAGCCATTGCTCCCTCACGTACTCCCTGCATAGTTTCCGCAACAACAGTAATTCTTTGATGTGGTGTTGCTAACGCCCTATCTATGAGAATGGGAATAATGGAAAACGTCTTACCCGACGATGTAGCACCTTGTACCACCTTGATTCGATTCTTTGATTTAAGAAGTGTTCTTAAAGTAGTAGTAATCTCGAATGACATCTAATCAATATTGAATATCCTCGGCTCTGTCTTAACTTCTACTTCTGAACTATCTTTGTAACCGTCGAACCTGGAAATTAGCCCCTCCTTAAATTGCCCACAAGCCGCACCATTGAAGCGGTCGTTTTTTGCTTCACGTTTCATGTGCGCAACAACGTCCTTAAAATCATCATAATTATTGAACTCATTGTCCAAGTAATTATCGATACTTCCTATACCCCAACCTTTTTCATTTACCGTCCAAACTTGGAATGCTGTTATCGTTAGCGGTGGTATGTGAGCAAAGTAAAACTGCTCACCTGTTTTTGGATTTATTGCTGGAACGGGTCTTACCTGTTTTTGATTCCACTCCTTGAATTCCTCCCATAGTGCTATTAACTCTTTCGGCTCTTTCAATTTCCTTGTTGGATGAAAGTGCGCATTTTTCCCCTTTTTCATCTTCGAATATTTCAGCAAATCCTAACTTGTAAACTTGTGCATATTGGCGTGGTTTAAGGTCTGCCACGCGAATAATTATACTACCTTTTTGAATAACTTTCGTCATCATTTCAGGCTTAATCTTTAACTCTTTCATTTATCCTTAATTTAAGTTTTTTAATCATTTTTCTACAATACCTCTCATTTAATTGATAGTGCTTGGCGAGGTCTTTAATCGTTCCGTTTTGCAGTTTTATTTCCATGTATTTTTCAAAAAAAATACGTTCAATAAAATTAAACTTAGCCAACTCACAATCTATAATGTAATGAAAATCAATATGTACCTTTTCTTCTTCACTTTTTTGTTGAGAAAAATCTTCTACGGCTGTGATTTTCTCTTTTTTTGTTTGACTTTCGTTGTAAAGTAGCTCGCATTTTACGAAATGTAGGAGTATTTTTTTTGCTTCTTCAAATGTTTTAGGCTCGTATTTTTGTGCGTTTATGTAAGCGTAGGATATAGCGGTTAAAACGTACCTTTTCTTCTTGCACACGTTGTTTACGTGATGCGCATAAGCAAGCACTTCGTCGTATTGCTCATTTATTACCTCGTCAAAGAATCGAACCATTTCATGAAAAAAATATAAAATATTCGTCGTTCTGATGAACAGCAGGTGGAAGAAGAAACTTCGGGCAGGGTATCGTTGTATTTCGAGTAGATCCGCACAAGGTTTTGATTAACAGATGTGCTATATTGTTGTATTTGGTTTAATTTTTTAACCCTTTCGACATAGATGATGTCATCTTCTTTAATATTAGTGTGCATATCATCGCTATAATTGAGCAGAACAAGTCTTGTGTGAATGCAAGTGTCAACCAAAAGGATGTACACTTGTAGCATTGAGCGTTATCAATGAGGTATTGAACGATTACGTAATCAGACTTTAAGCGTTCTAATAGCATGGTAAAAGGCGTGAAGCTACACCAGAGGAAAGCTATAAGAACAGGCTTATAAATCGCAAGTAAAATCTCCATGCGTGTAAAGATAAGTATAATATTTTTAATTTCCAAATTTAGTAAATAATTCCTTTCTCATCTTGCACCGCAAAGGCTTCAAACCCGTTGCTTCTTAGCTCATCAATGCAGTACTTTTGAAGCAACAAAAAGAAGTCCCACGATATTATCATGGGACTAATTTACAAAAAATTACGAAATAATATCAATTTTAGTTCCTTTGATTTTTTTTCATTTGTTAAAATTTTGTTGTTGTTTAGTGATATCTGACTGACTGTAAGGGAATCCACTAGATATTCTATTTAGTTGATTTTCTCTTAGATACTCGATAGTCTTGTATGCTTCCTCTTCGGAAAATGACAACATCTTTCTTTCAATATCCTCCCTCTCTGAATGGTCAATGTTTGAATGTTTTAGCAACATTTCAATCGCTGAAATTTGCCACTCATTGCAAGGTGATTCTTCTATTAAATAGTCTTGCGATTGGATTTCACTTGCTCGCAAAAATTCATTGGCATTTGCTCCCATTTCTCAACAGATTTAATAATTAATAAAAACTTGTAATGACCGATAGTTTTCCCTGATAAAAACCTTTGCAATATCTGAGAATCTAATCCTATTTTTTCAGAAAACTGCCTCCTGGTCAATCGCTTTCGTGCGATAAATCCCAGTACCATTTCCTGATACTGGGAATTTTGATTTAACAATTCATTAGAATCCAAGATCATCATCGCTGATTTCATTAAATTCATCTTCCAAATCTTCTTGATCTTCATCTTGCCAATCCACGAAGTGAGCCTTATCAATCTTCTTAACGAAATCATCGTAGATAGCATCAAACTTCTTAGGGTCTGCGATAGTTGAACCAATTGAGAATACAGGTGTTGAGAATGATACTCTGCCCTTTTTGTCCTCCTTAAATTCGTTGATGCAAATTTCATTAGACAACCACTTACGCCCGATTTCCTTCATGAAGTCTATCCACGCATTAGCTGATGATCCCTTGATAGTAATGTTAATCACCTCTCCTGTTTCCGCATTAGCGAAATACAAAGACTTGTGATATCTTCCACCTGCTGATTGAACAGCGTCTTTGATATCCTTGTACAATCCTTTTGCAATCAATCCGCCTTTAAATGATTTTACTTCTAAGATATCCTTTCCTAACATCTTTACCTCATTAGAGTAAATACCTGACTGAGACTTGTCATTCCAACCTTTGATAACGTTACAATCACGCAATAACACTAATCTAAGTGGTAACTTGATAAATTCATTCGTTGACGTAGCCTTGTTCCAAAATTTGAAATATTTCTCATCCGACGACCACTCTAGGTACTTGCTTGCTGGTTTTTCGAAACCAGTCGAAACTACTTCTGCACTTCTACTCATGTTTATTTTTTTTAATTATTACTCAACAAATATAATTAATTATTCTTTAGATATAACATTTAAAAGAAAATTTAACAATTTTTCACGTTTAAACGTCTTGAATTTGCCAGTCAATTCGCTCCTATATCTGTCAATAGTTTCAGCTCCCCTTATTGTTGTTCCTGAAGCTACGAATGATTCTCCTTTATAGGAAAATCTAAAAGGTAAAACACCCATCTCAAGAATCTCCTTTTCCGTCATGCTTGACCAAAAATCTACATCCGTACTTCTCGACTTGTCTTCCTCTGTAGAGCTGAAGCTCAGAGATTCTGTCGTGCTTTTCTTTGACTTCAATGAAGATTGGCTTCTCACCTTCTTTGAAGGCGATGAGGTCGGCAAACCCGTTTGCGTTTCCCCGAATAAGTCCAATAACAAGATACCCTCTTGACTCATATTCCTTAATTATCTTTTGTTTATATTTTGATGCCATAATCCTTTTTAAAATACCGCAACGTGTAGTCCTTCTTTCCTTGAACTGTTTGGAAAATACGTTCCTCTATTCCTCCATCTGAGAACACCCAGTAAACATCATTTGTCAAACGCTCAATAGTAGTCAGTCTATCAATCGCTTGGAAATAACTGACGGCTGAGAAATCTATGTTGTAAAACACTAACTTATCAGCCATTTTTAGTGAAATCCCCTCCCTACCTGACACTATCTGTAAGGCTATATTCTTATCTGTCTTATTGAACTCATCCAAATCAGTAGTAAGTGAGTTTCCAAATACTGTTTTCAATGCATCTAGTTCAGCCTTGAACTTGTAGAAAACGCCTATTTTATTACCATTGAAATGATCCCGAATAAATTTAGCCTTCGAATAGTCTAATACTTTAGCGTTGCCACTATCAAATTTAACCGTCCCTGAGCATAACTGATGAACCTTTTGCATTAACTTAACACCTGTATCAGCAAGTATCGTCTCATCCTTTCCCTCGATTACTCTGTCATTAGTTAGTCTCTTAATTATTCGTTGAATACTATCACTCATAGGTACATGAAGTATATGCTCCTTAATAGTCGTGCTGAAACCAGCATCTTGCTGGGTGTAGGTGACAAATAGTCTACTTACAATCGTGTCAATCAATTCCACCATAGCATCAGAATAGTCGTTAACAATAGCATATCCTAAGTGTTTCTGTTTTACTCGAACATACTTCTTTGCCCACTTGTAGAAATTTGACTCCGTGAATGGAGAATGGTCACTTACCCATAATTGGTGAAATATCTGAGAATGAGATTCAGGTGTTGGTGTTCCTGATAGGAATATCATTGGTAGATGTGAGAACATTTTTTTGAATAGTTTGGTTGATTTACCTGGTTTAGGAAATGCTCCAAAACGGTGATGTTCATCATGGATTACCAAATCATACTTGGATGCGTCTACCTTATGCAACGATTCATCATTGATAATGTCTATTGAAAAACTATTTTCATAAGAAAAATCTATATAGTCGTTTTCAATTGATGTGATAGCCTTTTTTTTCGTGAGAAATAAAACACTCTTAGCACCGTATAATCTAGCAACCTCCATTGAAGTAGGTGTTTTACCAGTTCTCACTTCCATAGATAAGTACACTATCATTTTTTCTGATAGTGTAGAGTATGCCTTACCAGCACACTCTACTTGGTAGTCTCTTAGCGTCTTCATTAGAATGGCATATCATCATTAATATTTTCAAATTCTTCTGGTAATGAAGTCAATTCTTCTGTTCCATCCGAAAACTCCTTATACCTTCCTTTAGCATCCTTTCCGTCGTGTAATGACCACATTTTGTAAACTGAAAACGATCTCATCCATGTGCTAAATGTTTTGTTTGAAAATTCCTTATAATGATCGTTTTCTTCCTTAAATTCTTCTTTAATTGCTGATGAGTAATATCTAACACCGGTTTTGAATAGTTTAGATTTGCAGAATTCGTACCATTCGTGAGAAGTCTCGGTCTTGAATTTCTTCTCAGCAATAGTCTTCAAGTTTTGCTTAACTAATCCATTATTCATGAAATATTGAAGGCAATTTATCATATAGTTGTCAAATCTTGCCCATTCATCTTCATCCCATTCATCGAAAAATCGCTTCCCAAATTCATCTTCTGGTGAATAGTTAGAGTTGTAATGACTACTAAATTCTATCTCATGTTTTCTACGATCAAAAGACCCACCAACCCCCTTAACAGCGTAATTGGTTGTAATATATATCAATGGAGAATCTTCTACACTCAATTTAACTGCATTCTTAGACTTGTATTCAATAGTTAATCCCCCTGTTATTGCTGAAAACAACCGCTCGAAATTGAAATTCTTTTCAATATCATCATATACCAATATCTGCGTGTCGATTGGCACAGTTTGGTAGTTAAATTGCTTGTTGAAATCGAAATTCTTTCCGTCAATTACTGATACCTTTCTTAACTTACCAATAGCAAGTGCAAGTAATGATTTACCTGAACCACCGTTGGGCGTATCTGACAAATCTTCATCCGTTGAAATTAGAGCCTTATTACCAACTGTTGTCTTGTAGGTGTGTAACATTCGTCCGATTACAGCCTTGAAGGCATTATAATTATCAACGTTCTTGCCACAGCAGTTCCAGATAAATGTACGGAATAATGAATAGTGATGGTCTGACTTCTTGAAGTTACGATTAAGTACTTGTGTTTCCCAAACATTCTTAGGCAAATCATCGTAATCGATTAATTCAATACTATCATTTTTCACCTTAACAACGGTATTCTTAAAGTAGAATAAAGAGTAATTATTTCCATCTTTTTCAACATCAACGACCTTTGACTCCAACATTGAAAGGTAATTCTCATTGAAGTACTTAGCGTTTCCAGCTAGTGTGTTCCATACATCCATTTCACCTTTGTTCTCGATATCTCTAAGAACGAAATCCTTTATCTCTTCTGATTGATATTCCCTAACAAACTTACCCTCTTTTCGGATGAAAGAAACTACCTTCGTTTCATCCGAAAAAAGTATCTTGTTGAATCCAAGTGAGTGGAGATAATCCCTGAAGTAAGAGTGAACGATTCTTACTTTACCTTCATCTTCCTCCCAAAAACGGATATCATTAGACGAGTTACATATCTCATCAATTACTTCTGGACTTACTTCCTTGAACTTTTTTTTTACCTCCTCAATTGACCTACCTCTTGAGTAAGATGTAATAAAGTCCTTCTTTTTATTGTCTTGGAATGATTGAGTTCCAAATAACTCCTTCTTAGAATATGCTGATTCAACAGTTCTTATTATCTCACTTGATCTAAAGTCCTTCTGCTCATACTGTAGACAAATACTCTTAGCTGTAGATATATCCACCCCAAATAGATTAAATGAGAATGCTAGAATGTTGATTGAATTGTTTCTTTGAGTAGGATTATACTTCTTTTCGAACCACTTCATTAATCGTCTTACTATCTCTGATTGATCGGTACACGGAACAGTCACATATTCATGACTAACAACGGGTCTGTCAAGTTCTAATGAGTCAAAATCTACCCATATATCAGCATCATAATTCACCCATATATCAGAATCGTATGATTCAAAACATAGGCGAGATATATCTTTCCCAGATTTATCGATATGTTCTAATTGAGATAGTGTACAAAATGCTGAGAAGTAAGACGCATACTGATCATTATTTTGAACTATAGGGATTCTAACAAGTGCCTTAACTCCATTTCCTGATGGAGAAATCCAAGCTGAATAAATGAATCTATTCAACTGTAAATCATCTCTGTATATAGAAGGATTTTCTACATCATCGAAATCGATAACCATGAAACCAGAAGCATGCTTTAAACCATCCTTAGAACGATTGTCAAACGCCCCACCAAATGTAACCGCTGGTAACATTGATTTAATAGCATTCCTTTCTTCCTTTGTTTTCTTAGACCTAATCTCTAATACTAAATCCTTCGAATTACCATCCCTTATCCTACTTATAGCATCATCTACTGATATACTAAATCTTGATGGAGTAGTACTTTTTAAACTTTTAAATTCTGAAATCTTCATCTGCATTGAAAAAAAAGTAGAACTGCCCTGCCGTGTGAGTCCAATGCAGAAGACCGTTTTCACGGCAGGGGTTCTAAAATATCTTAATTAATCTGCATTGATTAACGCAAATATATGAATAATTAATTAATAAAAACAAATGTATAGATAAAATTACATAGAATGACGTAATATTCCAGTTACGTCATGATTTTGGGAAATTACGTCATGGGTTAAACTGTTGAAAACCAACTAATTAACAACTATCATGGCGTAATTCCACAAAAAAACCGATTTTTTTTCAAAAAAAAGGAAGCGTGTTGTCTCTCGATTTCGAGAGTACATATAACATAAAAAAAAGTATAAAGTAATAGGATTTATTATGGAATTACGTCATACATAATGTTAAGTTGTTGATTTATATTAGATTACGTCATGGCGTAATATTCCAAAACCATGACGTAACTGGAATATTATGCCATAAAAAAAGCTCCAAAAGGAGCTTTTAAAGTTTTTCACATTAAAAAAACTTCATGATGCGTTCATTTTAGAAGTAAACACCTTAACGACTGTGCCATTTATCACTTCAAGTCTGTAATGCATCATTAACATTTCCATTACTTTATTAGCGACTTCCAGCCTTAACGTTTCTTTATTCCCGCCAAATAAAGATGCATATAACCGATCATAAGACACGTTGTAAGTTTTGCATAGAGACGGAAAATCAACGCCTTTTCGATCGCATAGAATAAGTATGTGGTATCTTATCCTTTTAATCAGCTCTGGATCGGTAACGACATCAGTCATACTCTTCATTCTTATACTGTGAAACAAATTTAAACCCTAATTTGCGCAATGACGAGTTTAAATCTCTCATTGACTTCTTAACACGCCTAATCGGTAGGTCGTGTTTTTTTCTTCTGTTGAATAATCTGTTTTTGTTCATAATTTACATATTTAATGAGGCTTAGCGATTAGTTATGGTAAAGTTGCCTTTTCGACTCAGCCCACTTAAAAGGCGGGAACCATCTAATCGGGCAACCTATCCCATAACATGGGCTAAAACGCAATACTTTGAACAGTGCCTCATCAAGTGAGTTAATCATGCTTATTACGTAATTCCACATGAAAGCCTACTTTGCTGGTGTACTGCGTTTAGCCCAATTCCGTTGTAGGCAATTAGTTTGCTTTAAACCTGCCACCATAATTAGGGCAAATATCTTTACCGTTGCCTGTGTGCTGCTGTTCAGTCCTACCACACCCGACGCAAACTAACTGTTCGCATCTCCCTACAACAGCAGGTATAGTACATATTTTTACTACTTCATCAATAAAACTTTCAAAGTCTTCTTCTAATAGAGCATTAGTATGTTTGCTCGTGCCACTTGGGTAAGTGCTTTTAACCTTATTCCAAAGTGCTATTTTAATCTGTTCTTTCATATTATTTAGTTTAGTGTTTCAAATCCGTAAAAATACGATACCTGCGGAACGTTGTGTGCAATGTTAGACAACCCACGTAATTGAGTAAAGACCTCTATCATTTGGACTGCTCGACACGTTAAAATAAAATGTTGACTTACCACTTTCTAATAATTCAAATGTATCAATGAAAAATACTTGCAAATCTTTTGAAGTAAACCTCAAAGAATGTTTGTCTTTTCTTCTTAAAATAAAAGCATCAGGCTCATCATCTTTAATTACAAATCCTGTTTTTGCTTTTTGGTTAAAACCGAACATCAAACCATTATCATTGTCAACATTTAAAATATCTGCTAACTTTTGACTAATCAAAAATCTTCCAGTTGGGTATTCCAACTTAATTACGGGATGGTTATATGTTCTGCAATTCCCTGTTTTGTTTGTTCTTTTTACGAAAATTATATCTTCCATTTGTTTAAATTTATTAGTTCTACAAAAAACACTGTTGCCAACACACGTTAGCGTTCATTTGCCAATACTAACACTATCGGCACTTTCGGAGCGTCTTTCCCCCATCCAATAGCGTGTGTTTTCGTTTTCTTGGTTATCGGATGCTTTGATTCACCAATAACCTGGATAAACATAAGATGCTCAAGTCCAAATGTAGGCTTGCAAAGTCTTCCGCCAAGTAGAACAGATTCGATTTCGAATCCTTCCAATTCACCTCCCCCGATTACATCAGGGGAGTGTTTTCCTTCGTTGAAGTTAAAGTATTTCATGGTTAATCATTTATTCGTGATTCAATCTTCTCTAATATCTTCTTCTGCAACTCCATTGATAAATCCTCGAATTTGAAGTTGCAACCCTCCGACATGCGTACATTGGTAGCGACATAGAAAGGCTCATCTGTTTCCTTAAAATAGTCAACATCAATTTGAGTTTCAACCCATCCATCCTGATTAATGTCAAATAGTACTTGTGGTGTATAATCAGCAATATCCGTTCTATCCAGCCAATCAAACTTACCTGTGTAAGAAGTTTCAAGTATCACCTCTGTTTCTTCTCCATAGCAAGTTGCATCGACGTGAACTGTTCCTTTTACAAATGTATCCACCTCTAGGGACATCTCTGTTAATTGACTGCTGTTAGTGGTGATTATCGCAAGGTCTTTGTCCTCGAATAGAAGACCTGATGCGATGTATAAATTTTTCATATCTTTTGTTTTTTGATTACCTTACAAATGTAGTAACTTATTTTAATTTCTGTGATAGAAATAGACGAATGGCGGAAATTATTAGACGAATGGTAAGTTTGAGTTAGTGGAATAAAAAAAGCACCCCATAAAGAGTGCCTTTTTTTACCTAACTACAACTGAATTTAAACTGCTTTAATCAAATATACTAAATCATTTTAATTCAATCAACTCTTTTAGCGTTGTCTCTTCCGTTATCTTGATACCCATGTTATTAAAATATGAGATAATCAACGATAGATACGTGTTCTTTTGCCTTGCTCCAGTAGAATAAATCTTTATGAACTGATCCAGCTGTCCGGTATATTTGAACTTGTAACCAGGGCAGTATGGCTCTAGTTGGTATGTCTTTTGATTCTTGGCGATTTCGGGTGAGTAGTAAGGTTTTAGAAACACATCTTTCCCTATTTGGTATGCTTTAGATTTTCCATTGGCAATATTTATCAAGAAATTAAATTGGTACTCAATGCCATCTTTCAATGTCTTGAATCCCTTGTTTGCACCACTATCTGTGTTTCCAATGTTTGCTGGATTGTTATACTTGTAGCTTCGTGTACCTTTATAGAATCCCTCTTTCTGCGCCATTATTAATGCTAGTAATTTTATCCCCTTTGGTGCTTGAATGTCCTGCCAAATCGGGATATACTCTTTCAGTATTTCGTTTGAAAATGACACCTTAACACTATTCTTTGGTGGGTCTGATGGTGCTTTACTTCCTTGGATAATAAGGTCTTGATACGGATGTTTGCTCATAATATTTTTCTTTGCAAGATACAAAAAAGCCCCGAATTAACGAGGCTTGTTTTTAATTATTGATCGGTTTGAGTTCATCCCCAGTCAATGCAAAGTAAAGGTTTTGTAAGTTGTGGAGGTACATTATTTTTCTTATGAAAACATGACTCATTTCATTATGATTATCACTTTCCATTTGTCTTAAAGTTATGCAAACTTCTTCGTTTGGTTCAAAGAAAAATTCAATACATTCATTATAAAGTTCTACTGCATTAAAATTTTTTGTGTACATAAATTCTTTATTACTTTCAAACCCCCACGCTTTCAGCACTTCCTCTGTAAGTGGTATTGGTTTGTGCTTCTTGTTGAATCCCTCCTGGTCTTGGCTAATCCATTTCAGGTCGTGCCAATCTACTGTGCAAACTTCCCACTCTATGCCATCTTCATTGATATGATATAGTAGTCTGTTTCCAATTCTAAGTTCGTTTGCTTTAATCATAATCTTTCAACATTTCATACTCAACGCTATCATGCGCTAAACATCCGTTAGACATTTGCTCACCTTTGGCGAATCCTTGGTCTCTACTCATACTCTCTTAATTACAATTGATTCGTTACTAATTTCCACGGTTACAGGGTAGTCAACCGCATTGTCGATTTGTTTTAAGAACCGTTCGTTCATTACCTTTATCCGAGTTGTTTTCTTTGCGTGTTCTAATGGCTTTCTGCCTACTTTTCTTTGTTTCATTTTGTCTGTTTTTGGGTAACATAATAAGGCTCTACACCGTGTTTTTGTTCGAATTCTACAAGTG